CAGAACGTTTCCATGAAATGTTTGTATAAAAGGCATCACGCACTTTTCGATCTACATGAGATAAAACAAGTGCGTTACCAATGAAGTTGTTGTGCAGATAAATCCACCCATCCTTATTCAATTTGTTCCATGCCTTGTTTATGATATCTGCATACCATAAAATATAATCATCAAAGGACTCCCAGTTATCAGAGAATCCTTTTTCTTCACCATCTTGCTCTAACATCTTAAAATCCCTTTGCAATCCAAACGGAGGATCCATGTAGATAAGATCGAATGACTGTTGAATTTCAGTCATTTTCTCTGCGGATTGCTGTAGGATTTCAATAGTCATAGTTCTTCGCTTCGGTGGAGATGAGTAGTTGTTTGACGTTATCTTGTTGGAGTTTGATTACAACCTGAGAGTTCTTGTTTGCTTTACTTAAACCAAGAAAAGCATTGATACCATTGTTACTGGTAACACGAATACGCAGACCGCAGTCATAAAGATTTATGCCATCAGAAAACAACACTTTTCGGGATGATTTTCCCTTACCTTGAAGAACAGCAGTAAATCCTTGATTGATATAACCAACAGCAGGATGTTGATCAGCACCAAAAACATACAGAGTATTGGTTTTAGTGTCGGTAATTACAACATCAAAATCATCATTTGCATCAATCAGACCGCGACGTAAAATATCAATAATTTGGTCGCTACTCAGAGTGTCCAAAGACAACTCACACAGTTGATTGAAATTGTCCCGCACTTTCAAGATGAACTCATCATCTTTGATGAGATCTTTGGGCATGGAACGCATCTCTTTCATGTTTGAAAGAAAGGTATCGAAAGTGTTACCTAAGACATCATTATACTTGCTTGTGTTAAACCAGTCAAATGATCCATTTGCGATACCTTCTTTCCGTTTGATGCTGATTTTCTTATCACCAGCGACAGCATCTGCCTTTTGAGTAGTTCCGCCACGTTTTTCAACAATGTTGGAATAGATTTTCAATTCATTGAGAATCTGAATAGTTTGATTTTCATTTTTTACTCCGCCATGATGAACGGAACCGTCAGTTTTGAACATTTAATATGCCGTGATCGACACGGAATGGTGGTTACATTATAGGGACACTTTCAAGGGCCCAGTTTCAATCAATGGGCAACTTAGCAGTGCTTTTGCCTTTCTTGTGGTCGTCAATAAATTTTCTTGCTGATGCTTCAGTCCTACACACTTTCAGTTGCTCTCCATTGTGAATAATCATCAGTTGTCGTCCATAGGGCACCGCTGCATAGTTACCTTTGCCGACAATAAATCCCTCTTTCATTATACTTTCCAATAAATCGTGAATTTGGTTGCGGTCGATGGGTTCTAGGTCGTCTGCGGTGAAATTGCAGAAAAATCAGGGTTTTCACCCTGATGGCCACTGCATTCTCAGTGAGACTCACCTGCGAACTACACTGATGGCGGGTTCTCCCTTCTGGAAGATGGTGTCTACAACCGATTGAACTGCCTTGGCGGTGGTGATACCAACCTTGCTGTACACCGGAACACAGACAAGACCGAAACTCTTGGTGTATTGACCAAGGTTGCCTGGTTTGATGCTACCATCGCGAAGACCTTTGGCGTCATCGTGATGCAGTCGGATGCAACGTCCGATGGTCTGGGAAATACCAATGAAGTCCATGTTGCGGAGGAAGAGAACTGCTTCCAGACCGCTGACGTTGATACCTTCTGCGAGGATGGAGTGGTGAAGAACAACAAACTTCTTGTCGTTGTCCTTGCCCCAGGCAGATAGAGTGTCGAAGAATACTTCGCGGTTCACTTTCTTGCCGTCAATCACAGCTCCAGTCTTTGCCGTGATGTACATCCAAGAGAAACCGCGAGACTCCAACTCAGAACAGAAGTCAGTCTCAGAAACCAGCGAAACAATCTGCTTGGTTGCCTTAGCACAAATCAGAATCTTGCTGACTTCATTGTCGTCAATGGTTTCCAGCAGATTCTCAGCGTCGCGGTCAAAGTTGGTCTGCTTACCCTGAACCATCTCCAGTTGCTTGACGATAACTTTGGGGGGAACAATGAACCCACCAGCAACCAGTTCAGGAGCAGGAACTTTGCAGATTACCTGACCATAAACTGCCGAATCATTCATGCCTGGTTTACCTACAGCAAGGGAATGTTTCGGGGTAGCAGTGAAGAAGTAGCAACGACGTGCCTCAGCAGCGAAGTGCTCAGTTGCAGGGAAAAAGTTACGCTTGACTGAATTATGGGCTTCGTCGAAATATATTGTATCCACTGCAACATCAGCATCCTGAAGACGCTCCAGAGAGTTATAAGTGGTGAAGATGAGACAATGCTTGTCTACATTATCACAGACCCACTCATCGATTTCATCGGGATTTGTGGTAGATTTGTGACTAGTTTCACCGCTGTGTACGTGAAGAACAGCAGCATTAGTGATAAACTCCAGAAACTCGGAAGAAAGCTGCTCTGTAAGCAAAATACGTGGAGCAACTACAACAATCAATTTACGATTTGTGGTTCCACCAACAAACTCTCCGAGATGATACTCTTTTTCAAAGACAACTTCCTCGGAAAACTCACGCACAGCATCCATAATCATATTCAGGGTCTTACCGCCGCCCGTGGGGTAAATCAACTGACCCTTAGGATATTTCTGCATCGCAGCATCGCCGCGTTCTTGATGGGGCCGTGGTTGGAGTTTCATCGGGTTCATCATATACTATAGGGACAATTTAGAGGGCCCAGTATCAGTCACTCTGGGGTTTCAATCGCTTAAGGTCTTCAATGATACACTTCATTGTGGACTGAGAATATCCTACCGCATATGGATAAGACCTCTCAGTTTCCTGTTCTTTGCTATCGACATTATAGCACACATTCACAGCAGATTGAAGACCTTCAATCAGAGTTTCAAGGGTAGTAACAGGGATTTGAACGTAATTCATGGTTCTCAGTGGTTTGGTATCTAAAGACTAAAATAGCACCCCCAGAGGTCAATCTGAGAGTGCTAGTGGACTGTTTGTTGATTGGATGAATCAGGGTTGATATTTGGAAGCGGGAAGGTCTCTACCTTTGATAATGTCCTTATGCAAACGCTTACCAGCTCTTACCATTTTCTTCTTCTCATCGCGGGTATATTCGCGATTGGTTGTTCTTTCAATCTTCTCACCTTTTGGTGCTTCTGCTTTCTTTTTGGTAAGAAGTTTAGATGCTTGCTTCTCTAGTTCTCTAGATTTAGTAGCACCACCACTCTCTCTTGCTTTGCGCTCTAAGTATGCTTTGCGTTGTGCTTCTTTTGCAGATAATGCAGCAGAACCTCTTTCTTTTTCAGGTTGCTGAACTCTTGTAGATGCTTGACGCTGAGTTCCAATGTCGGAACGTGGTTTGTATGATTTGGCGGCTACCGTTGTACCACCAGGACCTCTTTTCGTTCTACGTAACTCTGCTGCTGTCTTTTTGCGTTCTTTACCTACTCTCCCACCTTCACCTGCGCGAGTGACGGAAGCACCGCCACCCCAGCCAAGTTTCTTAGCAGTATCGGGTTCAGATGCTTCGCAGAGAGACATAAATTGATTGAAGGTCCGCATTGTACTATCTAAACACTACTTTTTAGTATTTAGATTTCAACTTCCTTTGCTTTATAGGAACCCTTGAATACACGTCCTTCAGCATAGAATTGCTTGACCCTTTCGCGGCGAGTAGCAAGAAGCAAATCGTATTCTTCTTGTTGCTGCTTAGTAAATACGAAATCCTGTTTCCTCCAGGCAAGTTTGAGTTCTTGGATGTGGGGGAGCACGTTAGGAATTTGTTCGTTCATGAGATTAAAATACAGGAGTTTCAGGGTCAGTGGGGGGTTCAGTGGACGCTTTCTCAGGCGTCACACTGTTGTAATCAATAATCGGTGTTGGAGTTTAGATATGAATTGAATGATTTGTTATCACTCTCTTCAATCACATCTTCTTCAATGAAATCAAAGTTTTCCAGTTCTTCAACCTGGATGTCGTCAAACCAATCCATAATGCGTGGTGTGATTACATTACTAGGACACTTTACAGGGCCCAGTGTTTATCAGCGTTTCATAATTGCTTTCATCTCTGCACGCTTCTGTGCCTGCTGTGCTCCTGCTTCGCGCTCCATTTCTCTCTGAGCGTGAGTTTCTCTTGCTCTCTTTCTAGTCATTTGACTTCTAGCAATCAATTGATTGTAGAGGTTTGGTTCCATTGAAGGACTTTGCTCTGATTGCAATTCTCTTTTGATTTCTTGCTTAAGTTGTTCCCTTTCTGCGGATGCTTGTTGCTTTTCTTTCTGTGCTTCTTGTTGAGATGCAATTTTCTTTTTCTGTGCCTGAATTTGGTCCAGTCTCCGCTGTTGAAGTTCTTGTCTTCTTTGTTGGATATCTTCGGAGAATTGAATAAAATTTTTCATTGCTTCAGCACTTTCTGATTATTTATTTTTATTCAAATTCAAATGGTTTATTGATACCTTTTCGTGGTGGTGGTTGATACTCAGGGAGTATTGAAGAATCAATTATAACTTGCACTTTAGTTTCATCATTCCAATGACGAATTACACCAGCAACAATGAAGGCATTAGTAATCAAATACGTTACAAAGATAAAGGTGCGAATGATTGCAACTCTATCGGATTCCTTATCACACTTACTTGCCTTCTCACCAAGTGCTTTAGCCCACCAGCGCCACGCAGTTTTGTTCTTCTTCATAGACTGATCCTCGTGATTTAACATACTTTAATTGCTTCCAATCCTCTTTATAACAAACTACAAGTAATCTTTCATTTGCGTGAATGGGGCAAGCGTGATAATTTACTTTATCTTTAGGACGTACAATGTATTCAATCGTAATGTACTCATCGTCCCTAAAATAAACCCATCCTTCAACACCTTTGGTCCATTCAACATAGTCATTGACCTGAGGATTGTAACTCATACAAAGAACTTTTCTACTCCTTGATATTTAATAGGCATTGAAGTATAGTTTCTTGTTTCACTGATGTCTACACGAACACCGATTGTCTTGCTGTTA